CGTACAGAGTGTCAGCAGTGAACAGGGTACCGAGGTATTCCTGCTTGTACTGAGTCTGCGAACGGATGCCGATCTGCTCAACCAACACCATCGAGTCCTTGTGACCCATCAGGCAGATACGGTCAGTGGTGCTGTTACCAGCGCCAGTGTCGGCGTTGGAAGAAGCGAACACAGCCATACCGTACAACTGACCGATTTCACCGTTGCGGATAGCGTCGCCGTTGCCGATGAACGCTTGCTCGGTGTAACGGGCCAGACCCATCAGGGTGTTGCGGCTCGAAGGAGGGATCAGGAAGAAACGACCGTCCATAGGAACGTCGTTGTCGTCCAGGCGCTGGATGGTGCGGCGGATAGCAGCATCAGTCAAAGCAGCAGCATTGGAGCTGGAGCTGTTGTAGGCAGTGGTGCCGTCCGAACCAACGTAAGCCTTTGTGGAGCTGGCGCTGGTTGCGTAGTCATCGGTGCCGATGGTAGCGCCGTTGAAGGCGCGGCCCAACTGAACCAAGTCAGTGTCGAGGCGACGGGCCAAGGCATAGCCAGCGTCTTCTGTGTAGAAGGAACGCAGCGATGTCAGGGATTGCACTTCAACGATGTCTTCGATCAAGCGGCTGTATTCAAAATGCTTGTTGATGAGCACCTGAATCTGGGTGTCGCTCTCTGCAATCAGAGTAACGGCATCAGTAGCAGCTTTGGCCGAGGCGTTGCCACGGGCTGGGCTAGGGATGTTGACGGTATCACCCTTCTTGCCTTTAAAAGACATCTTCTTGACCAGGTTGGCCAAGACGAGGTTTTTCTTGTAAGAAGCAACGATTTCATCAGACCAGATTTCTGGGATGAAGTTCGCTGCGGAGGTAACGGTTACCGAATTGGTGGGGGAAAAAGCGGTGTTTGCCATGTTAAAAGCTCCAAAGTTAAATTACCGTACACGCCCTTCAGAGTACGCCTGCATGATTTCATCACTCAGTGTTTCGTACCTTGACGGGTCTGTCATCTTGAGACGAATGAGGTCGGCCCTTCGATAGACTCGTTTTGAACTCTCGCCTGAGCCACCCACATCGACTTGCGCGGCTTTCATGCTCTTGGTCCGTGCAGCGGTGCTCGCCTGATCGGATTCCTTAGCCTTGACGCCACGAAGTTGTTTGAAGGTGGACAACAACTCATTCGCCGAATCATAGTCAAACTCACCATCGGCTTTTGCGTAGAGTCCCAGGCGCACGGGTGAAGACTTCACCCAGCTTTGGAACTCAGAATCATTGACCACTTGGGAGTAGTCGGGGTGATCCTGCACCAGCTTTTGCTGAATCTGCATCCGTTTAAAATCTTGGCCAGCTTGGCGGGCCGCAACAACATCGGGATGTCTATCAATGGTCGATTGAACTGCTTTTTGAGGGTTCTCAAAAAAGTCAACTTCAGGTTCTTCCTCCTGAATACGCTGCTGCTTAGACCCGAGGTTTTGCTTGAGCAACTCGTCTGCCAATTTACGGACTTCGCCGACCTCTTGGGCCTGCTTGCCAATCAGCTTTTCAGCCTCTTGGTGCATCCGTACAACTTCTTCCAAACTTTTGGCCCTGTATTTCTCAGGAAGATCGGATTTAGCTTCTTCAATTTCGAGTTCGCCTAGCGGCTCAGATTCATTGTCAATCAACATATTTATGTTCCTGCCAAAATGGTTGTAGGATAATCAACTCGGCGCTGGGCGCTTATGAGTTGGCTTTGCGCTCGGCGCTCAACTTCTCAGTGTGTCTGTTCTCAAACCGTCCGTAAGCGGAGGGAAAGTGACCAGACCAACCTTCAAGGTTGAACTTCGGTGCGCTTATGATGCGGTGGGCAAGCCCCCCACACCCACACTGCACGCTGGCGGTCTCATAATCCACCAGTGCCTCAGTGCGCTGCCCGCAATCGCAGGCAAATTCAAACATTCTTTTCATTCAAATCCTCGTATGCTCGTTCGCTGACCCCTTTCAGGGTTTTCAGCCAAGTCAGGATAGAAATCTCGCCTTTGCGAAATTGTAGACTTTTTTCATCCGCAATGGTAGAGACGTTGTTCATCGCGTCTAACATTGTCTCTACGTCTTCCATCAGGTCAAGCCAGCCATCCTGGGAGAACAGGTCAAATCTGGCTTCGTAGTACTTTTGCAGTGATTGATCAAGTGGCATTGAATTTCCTCAAGTATTCGTGCAGTCTACGCAATGTTTCAAAATTATCTTTGACCAATCCTAACGCTCTGTTGCAATTTCCGCAAAGAAGACCTCGTATTTTCCCTGTCGCATGGTCATGGTCAACATGTAACTTTTTTTCCAGAACGTTTTGATGCAAACCACACCCTGCGCAACAAAAATCTTGGTCTTTAAGCATTTGCTCATAGTCTTGGTTTGTAATTCCGTAATTTTGCAAAAGCCGCCAGTTTCTGATTCTTTCTTTTGTCTCAGGTTTTTTCCTATATTTTTCGCGTGCAGCTATACAAGATGGGTGCTCTTTAGTTCTTTCTTTACACGCCTCTTTGTTCTTTTCATAGTATTTTTTAGCGTATGCTTTGCGCTTCTGCTTTGCTAAATCTTCAGGACTCATGTGTGTCTCAAGCAGTCATGGATGATGCGACAGTTTGCACTTCCGCTACGCGGCGGCCCCAGCCCTTGCCAAATGTGTCCCACGTCTTGAGGTCCATCAAGAAGGACAGGCGGCGCTTGGCGTAGTCTTCGACCAGTTCGGCAGGGGCTATAGCCGCAACGGCGGCCAAAGTCTTGGGGCCAATGCCACCGTCAGGCTCGACGCCGACACAGGACTGCAACCACTTGGCCGCCCGGCCTGGGCCGCTGTTCACGGCGGCGTCAAACACGCAGTAATCCACGCCCGTTGGCAGATCATCGCCCTTGATCTTGTCCCAGTACTTGGCCTTGTACATCGGGCCAACCAGCTCGGGCGTCAGCGCACGCATGGTCTTCTCATCCACCTCGTGGCCGACCCATTCTTCCCAGACCCGTTTGGTCACGCCCAGGTTGGTCATGCCACCGGGGTCGGACGGGTGGTTGACGTAGCCGCCCTCGTGGTGGAGGATGGCCTTGAGTGCTGCGTCAAAGTTGTCTTTCATTTTGCTGCCTTGGAGAGAATGTCGGTCTTGGCTTGTGAGCCAGCAGATGAGCCAAAATAATAGGCGATGATGCCCGTCCACGCCGTACCCAAGCTGCCCAACATCATCAAAATAGCCGGGTTGCTGCTGTCGATCTGGTTAAAGAACATCATTACCATAATGCCAAAAAAACCAATGGTCACAGCGCCAGCCAACAATGGCGGCATCATCGACCGGGTGGTGGCTTGCATCTCCCGTGCTGATTTTCGGTCTTCCACTTCCAGCTTGGCAAAGTTAAGCCCAAGCTCTTGCGCTTGCTTCTGCAATTCAATCTCAGCAATTTTGACCTGCGCGATCTGCTCTGCTGACAGTTTGTTGCTGGCAATCATGTCCTGAACTTGGTCAGGCTCTACGCCAATGGCTTTTGAAATGGCTGAGACAGCCATACCAGCCAAAGGGCCACCAAGCGCCGTGGCGATGGTGGGCGCAATTTGTTTAAGCCAATCCATATCAATTACCCCTTTTGGTCAACATTGCGCTGGCGATCTCCAGCATGAATTTTACCTGTTGAATGTCTTGCGGTGGCTCTGCCCACCCGACCGTGACCTGTCCAACAAAGCGGTGGCTGTCCGGCGGTACGCTTACCCGGCAGGTGAACGTCACACCCTTTTCCAAGTACCACAAGCCCACCTCAGACTGAGCGTAACGGTAGTCCCCACAGGGAATTTCGTTGGTCATCAGTTTGACCACATCGGCGTTGTTGGCAGAGTTCTGGCTGAACAGGCCCACATCAATGTCTTCAATTGTCTTGTCGCGTCCGTCCTTGGTGTAGGCTTTGTATAGCACCCGAGAGTTAAACAAAGGATTGACCTTGAACACCGCCACCACGGTTGCGCCCGTCTTTTTGAGCAGCATGGAACTGGCATCATCGGCCCTTGCAGCGTTGATCTCGGGCAGCTTCTTCGATTCCTTGTAAGCGTCAAACATGAACTCTTGGTTTTGCCAAAGGAAGTAGCCAGAGAAAGCAATCACACCCATCAAAATAATAGCAAATAGTTTGAAGGGACTGTCCACATACCCGAGCACCTTGTCTAAGGTTGTGTTGGCGTTAATCTTATCGTCGCTCATCTCAGATGATTCATATAAAGAACAATACCGCCTACCAGAAGGCCAGCAAGGACGATTACTCCCAATCCAATGGCGATGTATTCAACCATGTCCTCAAGCTGCTTTTGCCGCCTCTTTGCTTCTCTGGCGGCTTCTTCCTTGGCTTCCCTGCGCCTACGGGCAGCAGCGGCTTGGAACTTCTGCCAATCCTCCCACATACCGGGTCTGCCAGCGTAGACCATCCTCTCGCGCAATTCAACTTCTTGCGCGTTCAGTTGCTCCAGCGCCATGAATTCTTCCATGTCGGAGCCGCCGCCCTTCTTGGTGGCTCTTTCTTGGATGATCGCCTTGTTGTCAAAGTAGTCGAACACCCGTGAGCCAAGCGCAGACAGTTCCTTGCCGTTGGCTAGGGCTTGCTTGATGACGGAAAACGCCGCGTTCGCGGCCATCAACTCAACAATCACAGCAGCACCTCAACAAACACTTTGGCGCACCAGACCACCAGCCCACAAAGGAGGGCCGCAGCGATGAAGCTAACGGCCCAGTCTTTCATTTCAATATCCACACAGCCGAGAAGATCGTCCCGGCCATAGAAATAATCATCAAGCCAGCAGTCTGCAACATGATGGTTTCAATGCGTTTTAACCTTGCGTTGATTTGCTCGTAACGGAGGGCACAAATTTCTTCGTGAGTGGAAAGCCGCGCATCAGTTTTGTCAATGGTGTTCATGGTACTACTCTAAAAATTAAGCCCAGACCCTACGCGGCACAGTGGGATGTACTTCATATGCTTGCAGGGCTTCAGCGTCCTCGCCATCCACCAGCCGGATGTTGATGTGCCAGCCGGGGATTGGAATAGGCTCTGGTGGGTTGTCAGGGTCAGTGACTTCTTGACGCTCGTACAGAACACCAAGCGTGTCGATGTTGGCAAAGTTGGGCATGTCTTCTGCGCCGTACAGCACTTTTTTGGCCGCAGCTTCGTCAGGGAAACTTAGGTAATAGTCCATGATGTGTCCTTAAGCTGTGATGGCCTGCAACTCGCTGTTGGCAAGGCGGCGGGGGTAGTAGGCGATTTGACGGATGTGGCCGTTAAACAAGTTTGTAGAGCCGCTTGATGATGTCAAAGAAGCCTGATCTACTGTTGGGACGGTTCCTGATGTATCAACTGTTCCAAGTGTGCCGTTTGTCGCTGCTGCAAAGCTATTGACTTGGTAAGCCCCTGCAATTTTAAAAGCAACGTTTGCCACGGGTGTTGGGCCACTAACTGATGCTTGAGTCACTCCGCCATTAATCACAATAAACCGAGTGGCTGGAGTTAACGAAACACCAAGTGAAATTATGTTGCTTGAAGTTCCGTTGTTGAGTGAAAAGAAATAATCATTTGTTGACAAACCCATCCAATCAGCTTGGCCGTACAACGTCCCCTCAGTCGCGTTATACCAATCACTGAAGTTCGTCCCCGTCATCACTGCCGCATCAGCCGCACGGGTCACTTGTGCCGCCACTGTGGGAATGTAGCTGGTGGCGAAGGCTCCGGCTTCTAGTTGAGCACCCCAGATGAATAGGTTTGCGGTGCCAGCACCCGTTCCAACAAGTGTAGAAACAGCGGTAGCGCCTGCGGCAGTTGTAACAGTCAAAGAGAAACGAGTCCACGCAGTTGTAACTGTGAGACTTGCTGAAAGTGTGTTGTTGCCGCCTGTTTCATTTAACCGCAATCGGACATCCGTTGCAGTCCCTGTTTGCGTCCGAACATAAACAGAAAACGTGTATGTAGTGCTTCCTGAAACAGTATTACCAAGCCGGTACAGTGCGCCGCCAGCGCTGCTTATAGAAAAGCCTGTCACCCCATCACCCTGCAAAGCAGTCATTGTTCCATCAGGGGCAGTTGCAGCATTAAGCGTCCAAGTTGCTAAAGTTCCTTTACTCCAGCCAGTGCTTAAATCTGTGCTGTACAACAACAAGTTCGTCCGCTGCTCCTCAATCAGCAGCCCCAAAGGAGCCAGCGTAGTGGGGTTGTAGTCGAACCGGGGTGCGTTGATGGCAGCCGTTTGGATCAACCCGTCTGAGCCAGTGAAAGTGGCTGTGGTGGCTCGGGTGAACGTGACGCGGGAATCTAGGGCCGCGCCATTGGTGAAGTCCAGTTGCATCGAAGCATCATTGAACAGGGCGTAGTTGTACGGGATGTACCCAATGTTGTTGACCGTCCAAGCATCCGTTGCGCTGTCGTCCGCATAGACCGGGATGTACTCTTTCCAGGCTTGCGTGGCGGCTGTCAGCGACGGGATGACCGCCACATCGACGGTCCCACTGTAAGAGTTCTCAGGCCCACCCTGCACCAGCTTGACCGGAATGTAATCAGACCAACGCGCCAAGCCCGCCACACTGGTCAGGAAGTGAACGACCATCTGCTGCTGGCCGTTGGATGCGTAGGTAGATGGAAACGTGCGCGGAATCATGGCCTAGTCCTTACCAAGGCGTACCAGTGGCTGTCACAGGGTTCTTCTGCAACTCAATGTTCTGAGCCAGAGCCGCTTCGGTTGCTGTCTTGTCCACACCGCTGTCCCATACCCACTGCAAAACTTCAGATTCTGTAACGTCAGCATATGGGATCGTGGGACTGCCATAAAACCAAGAGCAGGTTGAATAGATGGAGGCTGTGTAGTCTCCGTCAACAGCATTGCATTGCCAATGTGCGGTCAGAATGAAGCCTGTTGCCACATCGTAGTTGGTGGTGGAGATCGTCCAGTTGTATGCGATGGTCATGATGAGTCCTTTCGGGGGTTAAATGTTAAGCAACGATCCAGTTTGCGCCGTTGTAAAAAACAGGGATAGTGACAGCACCACCACCGGAAACAGTGACCCCAAAAGACGGAGCCAGTGCGTCTGTCACATACGTTCTCATGCCGACAGTGCCAGCGGGTAATGTTGCAACCGTGTAGCCTGTAGTCCGGATAGGTCCAGATACTTGCAGCTTTGCAACACCAGTGGCAGAAGTAAGGCCGACAAGCAAGTTACCGCTGGAGTCAATACGGGCGCGTTCGGAGCCGTTTGTGCTGAAACGAACAAAGGTACTTCCAATTGAAGCCAACTCCATACCGCTTGTAGTTGCATACAAATAGCCTGTGTTTGTGCCTGCGCTGCCAAAAGCCAGAATTGAGTCTGTTGATCCGTTAACAGTAATGTTTCCACGACCAGAAGCTGAGACTAATGCAGAAGTTCCACCAACAACCAAATTCCCACTCGCATCCAGTGTCATCGCCTGAGTAAATGTGATGGCGTTACCTGCTGTGCCGGAGGGGGCGGTGTACCATGTGTGAGAGCCGTTAAAATCGCTTTGTGTATAGCGGCTTGCAAAACCAGTACCCAAATACGTAAAAGAGGTTGCGCCCGTTTGACAGTAGTTGTTGCCAAAAACAGCAATCGCTTGATCCGTTGAATAAAAGATTGAGCCGCTACGACCGAACTGCATTCCCCTTGAGGTCGTGGTTGTGACCCAAGCACTCGGAGTAACCCCCAAGCCGAGGTTGCCGGAGGAGTCGAACACCAGCGCAGACCCAGTGGTCAGGACTTTGGAGCCGTTGAGGTAGGCCACGCCGTTGGCTGTGCCGCCTGAGAGAGTGGCCGAGCCACTGACGGAGATGTCAGTGAAGTTACCCGCTGAGCCGCCCTCAACCCGCTGCCAGGCGGTGCCGTTGAACGTAGCCCAATCGCCCGCACCCCAGTTGCTGATGCCGTCCAATGTCGTGGTGCCTGCGACCGACACGATATAGAAGGTGTTGGCTGTGCCAGCACCAGATGCCAGCGCGGGCGTGTTGGTGCTTGCGTTCCAAGTGCCTTTGTAGACCAAAGCCGATGAGATCAGATTGATCTGGTTTTGCAGGCTGGTCAGCGTGTCCAGCACGCCTTGGCTGGTGC